AGACACCAGTAGATCCGTGACGCGAGGTCCCGACGCCGCACCCGATAGTGGATCACACGTCGGGATCTAACGGGTACATGCTCTGACTCAGCCATGGTCCGGTCAAGGTAGGTGGTCACGGGAGCATCTAACAGTTGTCACTCTGGGTTGGCAACACGGGGGTACGGAAGCATGGATCACAATGAGGCGCATTTATTATCTAACGGAATCGGCTGCAACGAGGCGAAGTAGTCGCTATATGCTTTGTCACGCATCGCAGGTGTGACTGGTGTGGTTGCGGCAAAAACTTCTAAGAATACTCGTTGCGCCTCGAAGTTCTTACTAACGGCTGTTCGATAAACTTCGTTGAAATGCCGTTGACAGTACACTTCGTCGGATAAGCGGTAGTTATTCAGCGCAATGACAACCACCATAAATAACAGAATAACCCCAATAACAACACGTACGTTGTCTGAACGAAGTATTCGACGTTTAATGGGTGGTTCGCTGTCATCTGCACTGGTCAATCTTTTGCCTCCGTACTTGCTGGTGCTTTTTTGTTATCATTGTTTTTGCTCTGTTTTGACAGGGCTAATGCACCACCTACTATCGCTCCGAACACACTGTTGATCGAGGGGTCAATGACATACCCATGAACAACGAACTGTAAAACATAGCTCGCGCCCCAAACCGCCGATACAAGCCCTACTATTGCCTCAGCCATTACGCGAGGTATCACTGTCGCACCCATGTAGGCTCATATGCAGACACACTCATCCTTTACTGAGCTATTGTGTGATCCTAATAGTGACTATATCTCTAGGGCACAAAATCGCTCCCGGTGCTGGTGACTGACTAGCGACAACGCCTTTAGGTGCGCCTACAATGAATGCGGGCTCTGTTGTTACGTTAAAAAAGCCAGACAGTGAAAGAAAATTACGAGCATCACTTTCAGTCCTACTCGTATTAGCCACATTCGGCAGGTTTTTAGGGTTGCGGCATGGATGTATTTGATCAGGCATGGCAGTCAGTGTAGGTATAAAAATACCTACACCAATAAGCGCAAGTCCGACAACTGCCGCAGCACACCTCCCCCAAATAGGCACACTCGGTATCGTCACTTCTTTAGCAGTGATGCCGCCTCCGATGACAGCGACGAATAAGAAAGCTGCTCCAGCCAACAGCTCAAACGTTTGTGGAGTTAAAACACCCATTATTTATAGCGCTCGCATCACAGCACCAAGACTAACCAGAATAAATGCTACCAACCCAACGATGAATAACCAGAACAGTGTTTTGATCAGTAGTCCGGCGATGACAGCGGAAGCACAGATCGCGAGTGCAACGATGATCAGAAAGATCATTGTGTGACCTCCGTGGTCCCGGTCGAAGTGTCGGCTAGTGTAACGTCCCCGACTTCACTACCTGCTACTGACGATGCTCCAGAAGCTGAAGTACTCACGAGTGTCGATCCTTGACTGGTCTCGGTGACAGTGACAGTGCCAGTCGTCGCGTAGGTCAGCGTCACCTGCCCAACCCGCGGTGGCCACGGTGGCGGGGTGTAGACGCTCGCTGCCAGGACAACGCTGGCCAGCGTGAGTGCTGAGACATCAGCGAACCTCAGTTGCTGTGCGACCAATAGTGCTGAGCTGGTGGTGGTTGTGGTCAGCGCCGCACGGTCGGTTCGGCCGGCCAGCAGGGAGGCAGTCGCTGTCGTGGCTGCACTGACCAACGCATGATCAGTGCGGGTTGCTGTAACCAGAGCTGAGGCAGTGATCGCACTGGTCTCAGTCGCAACATCGGTCCGGTGCGCAGCCACGCTGGCTGAGCTAGTGATGACCGAGGTAACCGCGCCAACGCCGCCGGTTACAGCAGAGATTGAGGCACTAGCTGTCGTAGTAGCCGTGGTGCTGACCGTGTCAACCCGGACGGCTGCTACTGCGGCTGAGCTGGTCGTAGCCGAGCTAACCGCGCCGGTCTGTACTCGAACCCCGGTGACCGTGCTTGAGGCCGTCGTGCTGGCTGTCAGCGTGGCAGTGTCGGTTCGGGTAGCCGCGACGCTGGCTGTGGCTGTGATCGTCGGTGTGACGACACTGCCGATAACAGCAGCGACTGTTGCGCCGGCAGTGATGGCACTTGTCAGTGCCGCAGTGTCAGTCCGACTGGCTGTGCTACTAACTGCACTAGTCGTGGTCGCAACAATATTAGCAGTGTCGGTGCGTGAAACGAGTATCGAGGCAGCCGAAATAATACTTTGACTGACTAAACCAGTCTGAATCCGAGTGCCGGTAACGGTAGTTGAGCTAGTAACCGTCGAACTTAGCGCACCAGGACCAACTACGGTGGCGGCGACTGTGGCTGCCGAAGTAGTGATACCAGTGATTGCTGCATTACTAGACGATGTCGCGGTTACTGTCGCTGTTGCGGTGATCGGCGAACTGACATCTGCTGGTGTGCCGCCAGGCGTCGGCACCAGCTCAACAGCAGCCAACGCCCAAAGTTGATTCGAGGGCGATGTCATACCGATTGTTTTAGTAGCAATTACTCCAGCATCAAGGTAATAGCCACCATATGTTTGACCAAAACTGCCATCATCGCCGTAAGTAACTTCAGTAAATGTACCCGCCGAAGTAGTACGATATATACGACTGACGCCCGATCCGGTAATGCTCGTGTCAGCCATGACAATCGTAGAGTCAGCGGCAGTAGTCGTCAAACTCATTGACGGAGCACTAGAGCTACTGTTGTTGGCTTTGTTCGACGCACCGATCGAAGCGACGCCAGAAAAACGATAAGTAGCGTGACCCCAAACCGCGCCACCACTTTGTGAGACAGACAAAGTAAAAGTCTGCGCACTAGAACATGGCGCAGTCCATATGTAGAGGTTCGGAACACCTGAGACACCGACAATACTCTGACGCAAAGTATAAGTAAGCCCGCCACCAGTCGGTGTCGAAAGAGTGCCGGTGTTATCTTCCTCTGACCCAAAAACAACTAAATAGTCGCCGACAGCAACGGTAACAGAATAGGTCTTCGGGGTAGCACTGCTGGTGAATACTGATGTGTGACTGTCAACAAAAATCGCCGCGCCACCACCGACTGTGACATTAGCCGCTGTCGTGACTGATACGGTAGTGGCTGCGGTGACTGTCGCTACTATTGTCTGTGTGCCTGTGACTGTTGCTGCACTGGTGATCGGTGAGCTGACTGCTGCTGTATCGGTTCTTGAGGCTGCGACAGTAGCCGTGCTCGTCACACTCGGGCTCGTCGCCGCACTGTCGCTGCGAGCTGCTGTGACACTACTTGAGGCCGTTGTAGAACCAGTAGTCCCGACTGCGAGGCCGCCGGCTACTGTCGAGGCAGCAGAGATAGTTTGAGCAACAGCAGCACTGTCTGAGCGTGTCGCAGTCACTGTGGCTGCGCTGGTGGTTACACCAGTGAGTCCTGCGGTATCAGTTCGGGTAGTGACAATATTCGCTGAGCTGGTTATCGCCCCAGTGACACTACCAACATTGGCCGCAGTGCCGGTGACCGATGATCCCGCAGTGATGCTCTGGCTAACAGCAGCACTATCGGAGCGTGTCGCGGTGACTGTAGCTGCACTAGTGGTCGCTGAGGTCAGACCGGCAGTGTCGGTCCGGGAAGCAGTGACGCTGGACGCGCTAGTGATTGCTGGTGTGGTGCCGACATTGAAAGAAGTAGGAGCAGGCAGTACCTCGAACGCGGCAGCACAAGAAACTTTTGTAGAACCCCAAGAGCCACCCAATGTGGTCGCACCAGGCGTGCCAGTAACTGAGGTCGCTTTCCAGGTGACTTGCTCAATACCATCAGTGGTGTTGTTGAAATCATTGATAACAGTTGTCACGCCATTAGCCGTGAATACCGCACCACTAGTTGATGTTTCATCAACAGCGCCGTAAACCTGAGAACCTGCTGTGGTGGTGGTGATAGACAAACTAGCGACAGTCGATGCCGTCGTGATGTTACTCGTCGCAGTAGCGGCACCAGACTGGCTAGATTTAGCGCCATTGAGCACTCGAATAGCAATGGTTTTGCCGCCACCAGTAGTACTGTAGCCACCGAAAGTGCCGGTTACTGTCATTGCACCGGGTGCGGTGGTCAGATAGGTGTACCAGATGGTGACGAGACCACCGAAGCCGGATTTTGTGCCAGCTATGGTGACAGCTTGAGTCCATGTGTGCGAACCTGAGTCAGCGATAGACGCGGTGTTGACAGGGGTAGTCGCATTGCTCCACCCACCAGTGACAATAGCAACCAGGAGTGAGTTAGCTGGCGGGGTGAATGACACTGTGGTCGCTGTTGAGGCATTACCTGCCGCAGTAAGTACTAACGGTGTCGATGCATCTTCGGTTATGGCCATGAGTTACATGGCCTCCGTTTCAGCGGCCAGTTTAGTTTAGTGGTTGAGTGACTCTCTATTTATTACGCAGCAATCGGAGTGAACGACAGCGTAATAGTGGTAAAATTGAGAGTTGACCCGTTGATGACTGCCTGACTAGAAGTAAGCGCAGCAGATTCTAAGAAGTTGCCTGCACTGCTGGCATCCCAGAAACTTACATGGGTAATAGTCTCAGTCGCGGTCATTGAGTAGCCAGAGATCGATGACAGCGCCATGGAGCCGGCAGACGCCGCAGCCCACGTCACTGCATTGCGTGTAGTCACTGCACTAGCCGCAGTCGCGCCAGCAGACCCAGGATCGGCAGTGTGTAATTTCATAAAGACTGAGACACCAGTAAGCGTAGTTCCCCGATAATAGTTAAGATACGAGTTAGCGGTAGCTGCGGCTTTACCGACTGTCATTCGTCATCATCCTTCGGTGGAATTGGTTTACCTTCATCATCGAATGTTGTACCAGGAGGATGAGTAACGGTTGCTCCCACCTCTGTCTGTATTTCAGTGTTGAAACTTCCTGTTTCTTCTTCTTCTTCTATCACAGTTGACCACCGTTTCGTTTCTCACTGGCGTACAGAGCACGCATCTGCGCGAGTGCCTCAGCTCGACTCGCGTGACACCCAGCGGTAGAACCATCGGTTTCTTTAATCACAGCCCACGGTTCTGAGCCGCTACAGGTGCCTCCGTTGTGCACTACTTTCCAAGGCATTACAGACTCACTACTGCGTCGGGCGAGACCTCGTATGTCTCATTGATGATCCGTGCGTCGAACCCGGTTACCGGGTCGATCAGCTTAGCCTGGACAATCACCAGCGGATAGCGCCAGTTAGCAGTTTGTGCGGGAGTGACATGCAATGTCACTTGGTCGATGGGCTGTGTCGTGATCACAGCATTGGTACCGGCTGTCGCGAGACCTTGCGTACCAGTCGGTGTCGTGCTCCACTGTGCGACGATTGGGTTGTTCATCCTCCACTGCTGCTGCCAGCGGTACTGCCCCAGCACTTGACGCCGGTAGAGTGCACAAGCCACAGCAGTCACAGTGTAGCCAGTGACATTCATCTGAACGCCTGTGCGAACGTTGATGATGTTGCTCGCCGAGATCCAGCAGTCCACACCCTGCATAATGATATTAGGCATCAAAAATCACCTATGATCGTACTTGGGCCTAGATTTGTGACGATGAGCGCTGTTGGCACTATGGCATTAGCGTTGCCGGTGCCAGCAATACGAACAATAGAGCCAGCAAAGTAGTCCAACTCTGCGACTGTCGTCTTATAGACAATAGAGATATGCCCATGGTTAGGCTGTGGTGAAACATAGACACCGAACCCTGCTGCCTCACCGATGATCGTACCGGATACGCTAGTGAGTCTTACCCGCATGGTGATGTCAGTAGCGGCTACTGTGACAGTGAAAGCACAGTAAAAATCTATCTGAAAAGCGCTGTTAGCCGCTAACGAAAGCGTCTGTGTATCACAGACAATTGACTCGATTGTGTTGACAGCCGAGCTAATGCCGGTGCGTCGTTTACCACCAAGAATGCCGAGAGCATCGACACCGTTCGCGAGATTCTGTATCGCCAACGGACCGTTCGGAGCATCTGAGAGAGAAGGATAGGGTAGTGCTAGTTTAGATGTGTTCGGCATCTGCTCCCTATCCTATTTAAAGGTAACCTGAATATAAGGTAAATACGGTGCTCCAGTGCCGTATCCGCGGAACGCCGAGTAAGCATCCGAGAATCCAGCAGGACCACCAATAATCGAGTTAGCGTTATTTGCTGTGATTCCGCCCATTAATGAGGTAATGTCGAAACTACCCCAGCCAGGGATCGTCGTCCATTTGTTCTGCACATCACTCCCACTAAACCCTGTAGTAGGACATGGTGTGACGATGGTAGCTTGCGTACACCAAAACCAGTTATAGTCGGCGGCTGAGCTGCCGCACTGGAAGCAATACAGAAACACCTGAGCACTAACTAACGTCTTACCCGCTAGATCAGACCTAATCAGTGCTGCATTAAACGTCCACATATGGATCTCGTTACCGAATGACCGTCCCGGCAACGGACCACCGAAGTACATATTATTGTCACCATCTGGGCTGCCGATGAAAGCTCCTGTATGATCATATGATCGGGAGCCTGTAGCAGCGTAGGTCTTCGTCGTCGGGGTTGTGACGACACCCCCAGAGCTAGTCGAAGACAGCGGCCCCATGATGATGTAACCAGCAGGCCCTTTCAACAGCAACACTGGCCCGACGACAAGCCCCGCTCCTGACACGACAGGCAAGTTCCGGTAGGTGACTGGCCCAACCTGCACCGTGTTGACACCAGTTGACGAATCCCAAGCGGTCAAGGTAGCGCCGGCTACTGGCTGCGCTAGTGTTGGATCAGGTGGCACGCTGGACGGTGTGATAAACAACCGAGTGAGCCCGAACGCATCAGGTGAAGTCACCACACCTCCGCTTGCATGACAGTGTAGTCTGTGACATTGATACTAGGAGACAGATCTATGAGTAACTTTGTTAAATCACATTTCAATCCGTATCTCATCAGTTGTTCATGTCGAAAATGTGTTAAAGGAAGCCGATGTAAACAAATGCAATCATGGATTGAAGAATATGAACTTAAACAGGTATTAACAAAAGAAGACAAAGAGTGGCTATATTCGCATGGCTGGACTGGTTAAAGAATTCCCAGCCCAAGAGATAGACCTTCAGTAGCAGTCGGGATGCGAGTTGTGATCGTGCCGAGTACATTAGCTACCAATGGGATCATGATGGTGTCCAGCATGCAGCGTTGCAGCGGGAAACCAGGACGTACACTAACGTCGAGTGGGTCATTACATTCTAGTGCTGGGTTGCAGATAACCTGCATAGTGAACGTCTCCGGTAGTGCGATGTAGCGCCGCAACAATACTTCACCGGCCAGCTCCACATCCCCATCAGTCTGTAGCAATGGTGAGTTGTAGTAAGTAGGGCTCGGACCGAACTGCGGGAATGTTGTTTTGTTCCATGCTAGTGGTGAATTAGGGTCCGCATTGAAAGTGACGATGAAATCTGTGATGCTTGATGGATCACTGCCGTAAGCAGTGACGATATTGTGTACGTCAGTGCGCTTCACGACACGTTTGATAGAGGAAATCGCACCACCGCTACCACCCTGCAATGTTGCTACCGGATGGCTGAAATCGAACTTCAGTGAGTAGACGATCATCTCGCCAGAAGTATTGAATCGAATACCTGCATAGTAGAACTTGATAAGCTGAGCAAGGTATGCATAAGCATCGTCTTCAACTATCTGGTCACCGATGATAGTAGTCGTATCGGGGTTATAACCCTGCCAATAAATCGGTACCCGAGCATTGAGATACATCCCGTAGCCATCAGGCGATAGGCCAGGATAAGTAGCTTGCTGTGGTATGGCTATCCCGTTGACGAGTCGCTGAAAGACATTGCGGTGCGAGTCTCCATTATTGAGAGGTAAAGGGAAGACAAGTTTGTTTTGCTGGAACTGAGCAATGCGGTCCAAAGCGGTGATGACGATTGGGCCATAAGGCGCATTGTCCTGACTGGCTTGTTCGATCCTATGGTACCCGAGCCCCACATATTCACAGTCACCATTGGTGAACTCGATGCCTCGTTCAATGTAGATCTCCTGTCCGAATGGCTGCACCTGATCCCAGAATGACTTTCCAGTCATTGCATCAACACCAGGAATAGTAAGCGTCAGTGTACTCTTGATATCAGACAAGGACTGAATAGTCACATTACCAGCAATAACTGGAACTACCGTGCCAGTTGGACTTGTCCCGAACTGCGGCACCGGATCGCACAGCGTGGCTCGAATAGCAATCTTATGTGGTCCCTGCAAAGCACTCAGAAACCTAGCTGAAACTGAGTGCACTCCTGAGTCCTCCCATTATGCTATTATCATGCCATGCACATCACTGTAGAAGTTAACGTAACAAGTGCTGACGACATAGCTGCTGTATACACTCATCAAAGAGAAGTATCAACATCGATTGAAGTAGAAAAATGCCTTACTGAAGTAGGTAAAATTGCTGGTGACATTACATCACATGCTTTTGGTGTTTAAAGTCTCAGCCACGATAGATGCCAAGCGTAGATCACAATGATTGCCTCACAATGTAATCACGGTGTGCTCGTTGTGCTTTCTTTAACTCAACATCTGGATGATGATCACCGACAATGCTGTCAAAAACTACTACAGTAGCAATGATAATGCCAACAGCACCAATACACCCAATTGTGATCGATGTTGCAGCCCAACCTGCTGTATCTATGTGATGTAGTGATCCTTCAAAACCTGCGTAAACTCCTAAAGCAATAAGAGCTAAGAAAAACACTAGAAATGCAGCAAAGATTCGCACCCAGCGCTTATATGCCTGTAATGATATTCGCGCATCATCAAGGTCGTCAAGTAAATGCTGCTCTTCCAGCGGGTCGTCCATGAAACTATTCTATCGTACTGGCGTTACGAAACGCCTACCAACGCGTCAGCAGGCGTACCTTGCAAAGCCAATACTGCTGACCAAGTAGCATTAGCCGCTAACGCAGCAGCCCAATCAGTATAATCAGTGACCAACGTCGCCCAAGTAACTGTAGCTCCCACAATACTGAGATCCGGCATACTGACTTCGGTTAGCGGCACAGTAATCGTATTGCGGTGAGACAAGTGTGCTGGCTTGACGTAGTTGTAGGTGCCGACGCCTGCGTACATGCTCTTCAGCGATAGATTAACAGGCGTTTGCAACAGCATAATAATCCCCAGTGACAACACCAGATCTACTGCCGCTACCTCAATATCATCTTGTGTGAACAGCAAGATAGTGACAGTTCTAGGGGAATGCAGATCAGTCGAGGCAATAGCGGTGCGCTTGCCGACGATCGGGAAAAAGCCGAGACGTGTAGTGCGCTCTGTTTCATCCCAGCCGATCAGCATCACTGAGCGATTGAGGTAAGGCGCGGCAGGGAACTTCAGCCAGACCAGACTCATCGCCGGGGTGATGCTCGCGCTCGTGCGGGTCACATAGTCAGCGCTGCGCAACGCCACCATCGCGCCGTAGCTGATGGCCGAGGCGCCACCAGTCACGGTGAACGCGCCCGAACTGACCGCAGCCGGCGTAGTGAGCAGCTGGTAATCCCAAACCAGGCCAGCGTCGAGACCAGCGGTGCTGACTGGCTCACCGATCTCCGTAGCGCCTGTGATAACGGCTACGCTCGTCCAGCTAGCAGCCTTCCACCCGAGGTAAAGCACCGCGGTCCAGGTTGCCTCAACGCCAGCCATCGGCGGGTAGGTGATGTTCTGCGCGCTCGGGTTGAGCTGGTAGGAGGTGGCGGCCGGCGTACGCTCACAGTTGCGGAAACACGCCATCTGAGCGATCACGTCGCTGCCAGACGCACCCGTGACACCGCCCGTGACATTGACAGTCGGCGTGGTTTCGCTGGTCAAAGCCCGTTTGCCGAATAATCCGATGTTGTCGGTCTGCATCATGACAGTCCAGCCCGTTGGGCATACCACCGTGCCCGTGCCAGAGTTTCTGATGCTCGCCCAGATCACCAGCAGGTCACCTTCGGCGTAGCCGACCGGCACGGTCGGGGATACCGCGACACCCGAGCTAGACACCGCTGTGCTCGACGCTACGAACGTCGGCAGGTTCAGATCGACTGCGGACACCCGGTAGTAGTTGACCACACCAGGAGCGAACTCGTAGTCGTAGAGGCTGGCCGCAGTACTCACGATCGTCACCGCACTGCCGCCGCGCACCTGCGTCCAGTGAATCTGGTCTGTGCTGGTCTCAAACAGCGCTACGTCCGCTGTCGCAGGCAGCGAAGTAGCCGACAGCAATACTCTCGCCGTGGTGTCATCGTAAGAGAGTGTCAACGAGGCCAACTTGATACCTCAGCTCTCATGTTCACCCGTACGGAGTATTCAGACGATTGACCCGCGACCCATGCGCGCGGCGACTGCGACACCTTGAGTTATCATGCTGATCTGGCTAGTGACCAGATCTCGCAACTCAGTCTCCCCGATCTTCACTGTGACCTTATGCAGATGCGTGTCACCGCCCATCGCTGAGCTAGGTGTGACAAACCCGCTGCTGCCCATGGTCAATAGTTCCCGGCCGTGCTCACCGACGATATAGGATTTGCCTGCTGTCAATGGTCCACCAGCGGCTCGACCACCACCGAACAAGCTGGAGAAGAACCCACCAATACCGGAGATAATCCCGCTGAAAAACCCGCCTATACCGCCGCTAGAGATGCCTCCACTACTGCCCCCTGAAGCAGCTCCCGCAGCCGCACCAACCGCACCAGCGCTACTCGCGATACTACCGATGCCTGCCAGGATCGGGGCAATGAAGTTCATGATCGTACCTAGCCAGCCAGCGAGCACCGACACTAGTGGTAGTAAATCAATCAAGATGTTGGCAAACGCGGTGAACATCGTAAGCAGCGCCGGCAGCATCGTCTCAATAATGGGCAGGATCTTCGCGCCCATGCCAGAAAACGCTGTCATCCAGTTCTGTATTGCTGCCACTACCTGAGGTTGAAGTAGGAAGTTGACCAACTTCTCACGTAGATTACCGAGTGACGTAGCGATACCGCCCAGCCCTGCACCGAGGATCGGAAAATACACGCGTGCTAAGTTGTTCACATCGCCAGCGAAACCCGCCCAGAATCCTTGCTGAATAATGCCGTACAGATTCTTCAACTGTGGCTCAAGCAAACGTACAGCCATGACAGCATCTTTCATGGCGGGTGCCATGTTTCGCGTTGCCGCCACGAATTGAGCAGGTGATGACGCACTGATGGCTGTCGAGAAGTTGGCCATTGCCATTTGTGCAACATTGAGCGGATTTACCAGTGCCAACAGAAAACCAGGCATAATCAAGAACAGACTAGCCAGTTTACCGACTGCCGAGAATATACCGTTCACCAGTGGCTTGATGTTGCCGGTCAAAGCTGAAGTAAACATCTTGCCAATACCAACGACAGCAGTTCCCATTTTCGTGAGGTTGTCGGTCGCTGATTTTGTGGACGCCAAAAGCCCACTCACCGAGCCACGGAAATTGATCATTACCGTGCGCTGAGTAGGCATTAGAAAAAGTTCCAACTATCGCGGTCATCCCAGACGCCTCGCGCGCCAGGAGCTTCCGCTGTGTTCGACACTGGATCGGCCCCAAGATGGCCAAACTCATTGCTTACCGTGTTTACACCACTAGCGTCATCTTGTGCTTGCGTCGTAATACCGCCTAGTGGTTCGCTCCATTCTTCACCAGCAGTCCCTGCAGCCTCATCTTGACCTAGTGTCGAAGCACCAGGGATATCGGACCACACCGAATCGTTGAAACCAGTGCCAGTTGCTTCTTGCTGTGGTGTTTCATAATCTTTATCAAGCGCATCGCCACTGTCATAACCAGGTGGCGCATCACCAGCGCCCCACGAACCGAGAGCCTGATCAGTGGCGTGATTAACTTGCGACGCTCCCACCGCATCCCCGACATCAGGTTGGTCTGATCGGTCACCAGACGCAGGCGCAGAAGATGGTGTCTGCGGATGCTCCTGCTGCCACTGGTTAACAGTTGTACCGAACCACTGTGGTCCACCATAGATCGTGTATGGACCCAACGAATTGTGCTGACCTTGCACCTCACCGCCGGCTGACACCCCGCCACCAGACATTGACACAGTCAAAGCAAACAACGCTGTGACACCGCCAGCGCTGCTAGCAGCACCCTGAAGGGCGCTGATCAGGGAGCTATCAGCGCCAGGCACCACAGCACTGAGATAGCCACCAAAGCCCGTGGTCTCAGCTAACTGGCCTGCCTCTGCCTGCTGCGGGTCTTGGTCTTGCGAGCCTAATGGCGCGGGCCCAGCTTGACTACCGGGTGCGCTGCCGATCGCAGTCCGCGCGTCGTTCATCAGATCCGATGGCAGAGCAGCGTTCGCACTGCCGAGTGCAGAATACTGACTCGGGTCGAACGCAGTGCTAAACAAGTCAGGCGCTAACTGTGCACCCACAACCGGATCATCACCAGGACGAACCGTGGTGCCAGGCACACCTTGATTAACACTAAAGCCTGGCAAACTAGTTGGCGCGTCAAACAAACCTGACGATGAGTCAGCCTGACCAGAATCGCCCTCGAATGCGTCACTATCACTGATAGGGTCGCTCACCAGTAGTTCGACCGTCCGCCTACCGGATGCCCTACATAGCCTAACAGCAGCAAAACTACGCCGATCACTACCAACACAATGCCGAGGTCGAAGAGCAAAGCAATCGGGATCAGCCAGCCAAAGATCACAATAAGAATTATGCCGAGTACAATCACTGTCTCTCCTTAGCCCGACATTTGGCGACCTTCCGGGTCTTCTTTCTTGGCTTCCAACAAATACACTGCGGTTTTAATTGCACGCCATCCTTGGTCAGCCCATACATCAGGCGAAATACCTGTAGCGAGAGCAAGTTCTATGGTTAGCCGAGTCACCGACCCGGCCGGGTAGGGTCCATAGACTGTTTATGTACGTCTTCTAACGCAGCCATCACAGCGTCTGCAATGTCCGTCGAACCACCATCAGCTTCTGTTATTCTTTCTATAACCATCAGTAATTCATCATAAGTCAAAGAGCCAGTCACAGAGTCAGGCTGTGGTAAAACATCATAAGTTTCTACGAACTCATCAAATGATGGAACATCATGCTCACCCTGTTGTTTAATAGCTAAATAAGCCATAGAATAACAGAATTCCATCGAAGGATTCTCACCCATATTTCGCAATGTGTTACGTGAGCTACGTTTCTCCCATTTTTTGATGTCACGTGGCCGTGCAGTAAGCATAAACGATTTACCACTATCAGGCGTGATCAAGAATGACTGCATTACACTGACGCTCCGATCACGGTGATTTCATAAGATACTGGCGTAGTGCCCGCTGAGTTAGCGATCTGTAACAGGTCTGTCGAGCTGGCGGTCACTGGGTATGCTGTAGCATCGGCGACACCAGCTATCCACAACGCGGTAGCGCCTGGCCGCAGGATCGTCGTGTGTGTCGTCGCACCGAACAAGCCGGTCATGGTGGTCGTACCACCGCCAACGATGACGTTGTTGGTGTTAGCTGCCGCTGCTGAGACGATCAGCGCCTTGATCCTGGCGAAGGTCAGTGTCGCGCCCGAGCTAGGGTCGGCCAACGCGCCGGCAAAGTCGATGTTCTCTGTAGCACTGGCTGTTAGCGTGCGAAACGACCACCACGCGGTGTCGGCCGCGCCAGCGACCGTGCCATTGATCAGTGAGGCGCCGTAGGATTTCGACCAGTTAGCGCTGACTGTGGAACCGGTGATCGGGTTGCTGGCGATCGTTGCCGCTACCGATAGACCGATCACTGTGGAGAGTGCCATAACTCAGCCCACCCGAGTGAACGTTGGTACGCCTAAGATCAACAAAGTTTGCGATGTCTCCTCAATGGTTCGGATATCGCCACCCACAGTCGGTGCTTTGATAACACAAGTACCTGACCACCGCACATGCTCACCCACGACATCAGGCATGTGGTCCAACACGAACCCAGCATAGGCACGGCTGTTGTTCCACAGATAGTCTGAGATCCCGCCAGCACGCCAGTCAGAGAAGAACTTCAGTTGCAGAGCATAGTCATTGTCTGTTTCTGTTCTGAATTCCGCAGTGTTCCCACAATAGCTAAAAGACTTGGTACCGTCTACCGTATTATTTAACATATTCCATGAATTTAACTGACAGGATTGATCAACTCCATTAAGCGTGAATACCACAATCTTCAGCCTACGGGTGTGTACCATTGTGCCTGTAGGCGTGCCTGACCCGCCATAATAAATAGGTGCGGTCATCCGCTAACCTCCTGTTGACAAACAATGATATAGGCAGGCAGATTGCCGTTAGGGCTTGGATACAAACCAGGTCCAGCGTTAAGCACAACACCCGGTGTAAAAGATTCGACAGCTCCTGTTATCGACCCGACCAACGCAAGCAAGTTGTCGATAGCGTAAGTGTTCATGCCAGTTACCAGATACACGTTCCACTGTGCGGTGAGTGGCTGAGCACCAACCGTGCCAACACCACGCCAGTTAAGCCGCGGTGGGCCGATCACGACAGCCGGCGGTGTGATGGATGACCCCACAGCCGTCACCACCCGCAAGTTAGGCACGGTGTTGATCGCATCAGCAAGCCGCTGGTGTGCTGCTGCGACCGGGGACAGTGCAGCAGTCACGCCAAACCACCCATGATGCCTAACTGCATGTAGATGTCGGGGTCAGTGCGCATCACCGTGCCGCTGCTCATGTCCCCGAGCTGCACCATGCCATCAGGGCTGATGCGGCGCACAAACCATCGGGCAGCGAGCCGGATCGTGCCGAGCTGCACTTCAGTCGGCACTGACCACGCGCCGAAATAGTCCAAATCTTTACGGTGATCCTGCACCCAGCTCATAGCCGCATCCAAGGTGCGCTGGAGTGCTTCGTCATCTTTTGCGGTGAGCTGGTTGTCGAGTGTCTGGTCATTCTTCAGGGCTTCCAGTGTCACCCACTGAATCTGCGCCACAGATGCCTCCTGTTGACTGACAGTACAGTCTGTGGTAGAGTGTAACTCATGAGCCAACCGATGAATACTTACTCACCAGTTGATTGGGGAGTGGCCTGGTTCGGAACTCGTGCTGCCGCTGGATTATGCCAGCGTTGTCAAAAAGCAGCACCCGTTTATCAAGGATATAACGGCGGTCAGCTCATGGGTGTTACTATGTGCGGCAGTTGCATAAGCCCTAGCATCGATGAAACCCGCGCTTATGTGCGTTCCCGCCCCAAGCCTAAGACATCGTCTGACGATAAGCGTAAACACCATGAGATGATGAAACACGACTTAGAGCATTACAATGAACAAGACATGACTTGTGTGTACTGCATTCGAGAACACATATCACGAACTCGCAATAATATCAGTCAGTGTCCGCAAGAATCAGTACCTACACGCCGGTCAATCATTGAGTGGTTACGTCATAAACTCAGTTAGCGCTTCGACACACCAGAACTAGGTGTTGATGTCGAATACTTCACTGCGCTACCACTGCTACTAGTTTTGTCTTCATCCTTCGTGGTCGGTGCATCAGTCTTGGTAAGGCTGCGGGATGTCCGGCCACGAGGCGTCGTATCGTCATCCTCAGTAGTGTCGGCTTCAGGGTCACCCTCATATCCTAACGCTGCAAGATCTTTCTTGGCTGCCTTCATGCGCTCAGCATTGTCTTGGCTTTTCGCATTACGGTGCTCATTGAGCGCCCGACGTACCTGTCCGGCGCGTTGGTAGTCGGAACGCAACTCTTGTGCCTTTCGTATACCAGGGTCACTCTCAGGGTCAAGCTCACTCACGTCAGCACCTATTGCCGGGATGTCAGTCACCGCAACTGACCCTGGTGTCTCGGCATCCGGCAATGTGTAGGGCTCACCAGTCGGTATCTGGTTGCCGTGTTCATCAGTAATCATCCGCCTGGCACCACCAATACTTCGACGCGGACAGTAGCGGTCGGCGTGCCTGTACCGCCAATAGTCAAAAGCACCTGAATGTACTCACCGGGAAGGTAAGCATTGGCCTGCGCGCTGCCTACCGCAGTCATCTGTGTAATAGCCGAGCTAGCCAACGATGTCCAGGTAGCACCGTCAGGGCTGGTCTGAAACACGCAGTCAATGGTCTGTGTCGTGCCACCCACAGCAGAGACGTGCACCCACATCCCGCAGTTAGTCGTTGCACCTGGGTTGGCAATCGGCCCTGAAGTGTAAGTGCCGGCTGCTCGTAAAGTGGCTACCGGGATCGCGGTATCCACCAGCATATTTCGTAAAGCCATTACTCCTCTTCCATTATGGTGCCGTCGGCTCGCCAGTGTTTCGGCAGTTTAGACAACAACCCAAGGTATGCTGCGCGTGCATGAATATCTTTGCGATGTTTCGGTGTCTTAGCTTTTGCTATGGCTTCGTGAAGATCAGGAACCGTTCGTATTTTATTGGGCTCTGACACATGCCTCCTTTATTAACTTATTGCTGCCCATATAGCCATTGATGTTGCTGAGTTAGACCCAACAACGATTGAGCCAGGCAGCGACGTTTGACTAGTACCCGCAGTGGCAAATCGATATGCAGCCGCAGACAACCCAACATTATTAGATGCTGCGGCAGCATCTTGACAACGTAATACCGGCGGTGTTGCACAATTAAAAAGAAATGCACCCCAGCACCATGGAATACTCACGAATTGTGGACTTAAAGTAGCCTGAATGATTCCACTGTTAATGACAACGCTGTCGATGTTTGTTTGTGCAAGTCGAACACCCGTAGTATCATAAATGCCGACGAAATTTTGTCCTGTCACTGGTGACACACCAGCGCTGCCTGCATAATAGAATAGTTTCGTTACTGTATCAGACACAGCTAAATGAAACTTGATAAGATATATGGTGCCACTAACAGCAGAAAGCGTACCATTCATTGCTGGATCATAACTCCACGCAATAAGGTTATGATCAATCGGTGTTGCTATGCCTAATCCTCGTCGTGCTATCGGAGTGCTCAACGTAGGCCCTTCACTAAACATCACTATACCTGCGCAAATCTAAACTTCACAGTCCCATCAACAGTGTCTCGTTTAATGTATACATTCGTCATCAACGCCACTGCAAATACCTCCTTAGCGCCAGCAAGAATGATGTCATAACGCGCCATCGCCACATCCTCACTTACGCGTAGATCAGTAGTTGGGCACAAAATAAGCTGAATAGCAGTATCAGGTATTGCAATTGTGATGACCGAACTAGAGTAAGCCAATGGCGATGTCTTCGGTGTTCCCGCTGCATCTTGTGTCACAAACGTCGTTGCAGTCTGCAACGGGATGCCTTCAGCTGCCCACGCTACATTGCCGAATCCTTTGTATGCCTTAGCCATGCTACCCACTCTCTACTCACTAAATAGCATGACCAAAAACATCGCACAACAAAAGCACTTATGAATACACTCAGTTCATGATCAAAAACTGGGAGTGATCATGCCGGTTCCCACTATTGCCGACATAGCGCCAGAATACCTTCGCATGGAATAAGCGAAATAACCATACAAGACCATCAGGATTCCGAGGCTAGAGGCCGCGGGCTGCTCACAGCGCAAAAATACGGGCGCTGCGGGGTCCTCCCAGAGGTGACATTCGTCAGTAGCAACCACAAACGCTGAATCCTGGTTAGTGCCAGCACCCGTGTTCGTCGCGATATTGTTGTCCACAACAGCTACCATGCCGTTAGGTAGGATGCCTCTCGCACCACGGCCATAAGAGGTGGCGTAGTTCTCACCACCGCGGTTGTCGGCGATGTTGGGCTGACCGAACAGCGGCCATTGGCTGCTGAGCTGGCTCTGAAGCCAGTACCAGCGCCTGCTGTGCATGAGGACCACGTCAGGCTGTGCGAAGCCCAACAGCGCAGCCTCAGTAGCCGCAGCGCCGGCCAGGAACTTAGGCCACACTTCAACACCTGACGGGTTAGCGTCGGTGTAAGTGATGGTGCTGGCGACCGCCGCTAAACCAGTCGTCGCCTGGTTGATCAAAGTGCTGTCAAGGTTGGTAGCGTAACGACGGAAAAGATCATCCATCACGATCTCTTCGATGCCGGTGCCGCGCTCCGCTGCCTGCCGTGAAATAGTCTGCTGGCCTGCCGCTGTCTGGATATTCTCAGTCAACAGAGTATCGTCCATGTCTTGATTGACAACTGCGTTGTTTTCTCCTGTTGGCTGTGCCGCTACCTGAGACGGTGTCGTGATCTGCGAGATATTGACCGTCATGCCGTATGTCGGTAGATCATGGTGGTTACAGACATCGGCGAACGGACGCAGCGCAGCCACCGCAGGTGCATACATGTCAGTGAGATACTGTGGAACCGTCAAGCCAGTAAATGCACCAGTGCCTACTGCCCGTTCAAGATACTGACCACGCTCAATAGTCTCCTCGTGCATATGCTGAGCAAGTCGAGTAGACGCGGCCTGGTCATTGAAAATAGAACTGCGCAACACGTCTTGACAGAAAGTAGCACCTTTACGGTCATTACCTTTATGGTAGGTACGCTCTTCACGCCCCACTCTGGCTACCTCATCATAAGCCGGCTTACGCACACCTGTGGATTTGGTGTCATTTAACGTAGCCCGCTCGGACAGCTCAGCGGCTTTCAGTAGCTTCACTTTGCCCAACTTGCCTTCGATGCCTTCGATGTCCCGAGAGCAGGCGTCTTTAGCCGCGAACAGCTGAGTAACCCGATCATCCTCTTCCGGCGTGAGGTTGGATCGACCCTCCTGACCAGCTTGGGCAATGATGCTCTTAATCTCTAGAGTAGTCTTGGTGCGGCGCTTCTGAGCTGCTTCCAGCTCGAACTCCGTCCCCGCTTCTAGATCCTCAATAGTGGTACTCGGCATAGCGGTCCATCCTTCCACTCATTGACCGCCAGAGGCGGGGGTCTATACTCACTACATGACAAATCCGCCAGCGCCTTTAGAATGGCATCCAGCTTATCGAGATAAAACATGGTTAATAGACTGGCTTAATAGCCGAGATGGCATCTATTTCAGAGTACCAATTATTCCTGAACTATCAGTCAATAGTCTAGAACAAATAAAAGATCACGAAATTTTAACTAAACAGCAGGCGGCGGGACCTGCGCCGTATGTTGGCGATCCGTTCATTTATGTGTGGTTTTTCGTCACAGACAATCTCAATAGATCAATTGCAGGAGAAAGCTGGATCGAATATTTACCGAATGAGCCTTGGCGCAGCTAACCTTCGTCAGCGAGTAATGCGCTACGCACGAGACTAATCGACCGGCCATTCGACTCAGCCTTCGGCTTGATGTCGAACCGTGCCTGAAGCTGAGTTAATGCCGCTCGTGCGGCTCC